AACATAGCAATTGAATATGAGTATAGAGGTAAACCTAGTGGCATTGATAAGACAGATGCTAAGTGGTGGTTTCATATTCTTGAACAACAGAAGAAAGAATATTGTATGCTAGTGTTTAGAGTAACAACTTTAAAAAAGATTGTGAAGAAATATAAGAAGACACATACTAAAAACATAGGAGATTATAGGGCTAGTAAATGTGTAGTCATTCCGATTAAAGAAATCTTTAATGAGAGGTGCTATAGTTTATAAAAATTATGAGTAACAGAGAATTAATATCAGCGTACAAAGAACAGTTAAAAAATTTAACTGATGAGAAGCAAGACTTAATTAGATTATCAGAAGAAAAGGATGGTAGAATTAAGAAACTTTTAATTCAGTTGGAACAGGCTAACTCTGATGTAGAAAACTTAGGCAAAAGAGTAGCTGAGGTAGAGAAAAAAGCTAAGAAAAAAGAGGATATAAAAAACACAATCAACAAGAAGATTGAAGAAGTCTTAAAAAAAGAAGAAGAAATAATTGTTGACAAGGAAGAATAATTGTGTTAATATTTCATCATAAAATAAATAACAATATAAATAGAGGTAAAATATAAAATGGCAATAGTAGAAGGAACAGCATACTGGGCTTCAATCACGAGACCCAACGAAAAATTCGAACCAATGTGGAGAGTAGATGTAGCCTTATCTGATAAGGATGCAGAAGAGTTTAAGAGTAAAGGTGTTAATTTAAAAGAGTCTGTTATAGAAGACAAGACAGTTAGTAACCTTGTAACTTTTAAAAGAAAAGTCTCTAAAGCAAACGGAGATAGAAACTCTCAACCAACATTAGTTGATGCAGAAAAGAAACCATTAGATAAGATAGTAGGTAATGGTAGTAAAGTAAAGGTTATGTATAAATCATATGATTGGAATTATAAAGGTAAGACAGGTACAGGCTTAGATTTACAAGCAGTACAGGTTGTTGACCTTATTGAGTATCAACCTAGAGAAGATTTTAATGTAGAAAAATCTGAGAATGGTGTTGACATCAAGGAAGATTTTTAGTATCATCAATCGAGAATGAATAACTTATACCATTCATTTTCTTACTCCGAGGGGGAGGCGATTAGTAAAATGATTGCCTCTCCTTTTTTTATGCAATAACAAATAATGAGGGCGACAATGGAAACAAACAACAATGGGTTTATAAAATATCACCTGCCTTGTCCACTATGTTCTAGTAGTGATGCAGTTTCAATGAACAAGGATGGGTCAGCATATTGTTTTTCATGTCAAGAACATATAAAGGAATACAATATGGAAACACAAGAAATACAATCAACAAAATCAACGAATGAATATGAGGTAAAAGATTATCTCAAACAATCTAACTATGCAGAAATTGTAGATAGAAATATTAAAGAACCTACCTGTAAAAGGTATGGTGTTACAGTTAAAATGGATAGTGTGGGTACTATAACAAATCATTACTACCCCTACCATGATAAGCAAGGTGCAAAGATAGCAACAAAAACTAGATACACAAAGTTAAAAGAGTTTAGTTTACAAGGTAATACTAAAGTATCAGGTTTGTTTGGTGAACATCTATTCTCTAAAAATAAATATATAATTATAACTGAGGGTGAGTTAGATTGTTTATCAGCTTATCAAATGTTTAAGACAGATAGATATGAAACTCCAGTAGTTAGTATTAAGAATGGTATTACATCAGCAGTAAAAGATATTAAAGGAAGTTTAGATTGGTTAGAAAAATTTGATAATGTAATAATTAATTTTGATAATGATGAGCAAGGTCGTGTCGGTGCTTTGAAAGTAGCTGAGTTATTTTCTCCTGGAAAATGTAAGATACTTCATTTACCTGAGGGATATAAAGATGCGTCAGATTGTTTACAAAAAAACAAAATACAAATATATACTAAAGCATTTTGGGATGCAAAACTATATGCTCCTGATGGAATTATAAATGCTAATATATTATTTGATGCTATAACTAAACCAAATTTAAAATCATTTGTTCAATATCCTTTTGAGGGTATGAATAAAATTACTTATGGTATTAGACCATCAGAGTTAATTACATTTACAGCAGGAAGTGGCTTAGGTAAAACTCAAGTGATGAGAGAAGTAGTACATCATATGATTAAATCAACAGAAGATAATATTGGTTTGTTAATGTTAGAAGAAACACCAGTAATAACTTCTAAAGGTTTGATGAGTATTGAGGCAAATCAAAGATTACATTTACCTGATGTTCATGTAAGTAAAGAAGAGATGAAGACTTACTTTGATGCAACAGTAGGTACAGGCAGAGTATTTATGTTTGACCATTTTGGCTCAAACTCTATTGATAATATTGTATCAAGAGTTAGATACTTAGCTAAAGGATTAGATTGTAAGTACATTATAATTGACCACGTTAGTATTATAGTATCAGACCAAAGTCATGGAGATGAACGAAGAGCATTAGATGAAATTATGACTAGACTTAGAACACTTGTACAAGAGACAGGCGTTGCTATGATAGTTGTATCACATCTAAGAAGACCTGATGGAAAAGGACATGAAGAGGGTGCTGCGACATCTCTATCACAATTAAGAGGCTCAGCAAGTATAGGACAATTATCTGATATGGTAATTGGTTTAGAGAGAGATGCTCAGAATGATGACCCTGATATTAGAAATACAACAAGAGTAAGAGTATTGAAGAATAGATTTGCAGGATTAACTGGTCCATGTTGTGATTTACGTTATGATGCTGACACAGGTAGATTGAAAGAGGTTGAAGTAGATGAAATTTGATAAGGTAGTTTTTGATATAGAGACTACTCTCAACGCAGATAAAATTTGGTGTATCATCTGTAAACATGATAAGACTTATTATCAATTTACAGATGGTAAAAATTTACACAGGTTTGAAGAGTTTGCTAAAGAGACTAAGGAATTTATTGGACATAATATAATAGGCTTTGATGTACCAGTAGTTAATAAATTTTTTGGTAAAGATTTGTTTACTAATTGTAAGATTACAGATACCTTAGTGTTATCAAGATTATTAAACCCAGTAATAGATGGTGGACATTCTCTTAAAAATTGGGGTACTAAACTAGGTCAAGCTAAGATAGAGTTTGAACAGTTTGAATATCTTTCAGATGATATGTTAAAGTATTGTAGGAATGATGTTGAATTAACTGAAAGACTTTATAAATTTCTAATAAGAAAGATTGCAGATTTTGGAGAGTCAGTACAGTTAGAACATGATGTTGCTAGAATAATACAGACTCAACATGATAAAGGATTTAAGTTAGATATTATAAATGCTTACGGATTACAAGCTAAGTTTCAAGAAGATATGAATGACCTAACTACAAAAGTTAGAAAAACATTTCCTCCTCTAAGATTAGAAGAAGAGTTTATACCAAAGTCAAATAACAAATCAAGAGGTTATGTTAAAGGAGTACCATTTATTAAAGTAAAACATAAAGAATTTAATTTAGGTTCAAGACAACAGATAGCAGAAAGATTAGTTATGCTTGGTTGGAAACCTAAAAAGAAAACAGACAAAGGACATATCATTGTAGATGAAAAAGTTTTATCTCAAATAAAAGATATTCCTGAGGCTAAATTAATTAACAGGTTTCTAATGCTTCAAAAAAGAATCGCCCAAGTTTCCTCCTGGATTGAAGCAGTTAGAGAAGACGGAAGAGTACATGGCAAAGTAATTACCAATGGTACAATTACAGGAAGGATGAGTCATCAATCGCCCAATATGGCTCAAGTTCCTGCTGTGTACTCTCCTTATGGAAAAGAATGTAGGGGGTTGTGGACAATAGATAAGGGCTATAAATTAGTAGGAGTGGATGCATCAGGCTTAGAGTTAAGGATGTTGGCACACTACATGAACGATAAGGATTATATAAATGAAGTCATTAATGGAGATATACACACATCAAATCAAATTGCTGCTGGTTTGGAATCAAGAGATGAGGCTAAAACTTTCATCTATGCTTTCATATATGGGGCAGGGAATAGAAAAATCGGCTCTATCATTGGAGGCTCGGAAAGAGATGGAGAAAGAATTAAAGAAAAATTTCTTAGAGCAACACCAAGTCTTAGACGCTTACGAGAAAAAGTGGAAAGAGTGGCTCAACGTAGATGGGTCAGAGGAATCGACCAAAGAAAAATAATTATAAGACATCCTCACGCAGCTTTAAATACTTTATTGCAGGGTGCAGGTGCTTGTGTTATGAAAAAAGCGTTGACATTGCTAGAAGAATATGTTATAACTAAACGAATCAGAGCCTTCCCAGTTGTGAATGTTCATGATGAATTTCAATATGAAGTTCAATCAGATAGAGCAGACGAATTTGGAAGACTTGCAGTACAATCAATCAGGGATGCAGGAGATTTATTAAATGTTCGGTGTCCATTAAATGGAGAATATAAAATTGGAAACAACTGGTCAGAAACACACTAAAGATATTTCTACTTTAGCTACTGATATTAAAAAGCTAATAGAAAATATCTCTAAAGGGAAGTCAGCTAAGATTTCAGATAGTCAGATGAATAAGTTTCTTGACAATATTAAAGAAGCTATGTTAGCTTGGAACAACCCTGATAGAAAAAAACAAGGAATGTTAAGAATGTCAGTACTAGGTAAACCACCTAGACAGTTATGGTATGATAGGTTTAGTCCTAAAAAATACTTAGCTGGAGATGCTAGTCTTAACTTAAAATTTTTATACGGACATATACTAGAACATTTAGTTTTATTTTTAGCTGAATTGTCAGGACATAAAATTGAAGACCAACAAAAGAAAGTTGAGATAGATGGTGTTACTGGACATATAGATAGTAAAATAGATGGAGAAATATGTGATGTTAAATCAGCCTCATCATTTGGATTTAAAAAATTTAAGTCAGGTGAGTTATTAGGTGATGACCCATTTGGTTATCATGCACAGATAGCAGGATATGAACAAGCTGAAGGTACAAAGAAAGGTGCTTTCCTTGTTATAGATAAAGTGTCAGGTGATATATGTTTGTATCAGCCTGATGATTTAGCTAAACCTAATGCTAGTCATTTGATTAAAACTTTAAGAGATACATTAGAGAAGAAAGAACCACCTGAAGAAAAATGTTATCCATTAAGTAATACTAAAGCAGGTAATAAAGAATTAGCAATTGGTTGTCAATTCTGTAATCATAAGTTTGAATGTTATAAAGATAGTAATAAGGGAAAAGGTTTACGAATATTTAAATATGCTAGTAAGAATGTTTACCTAGCAGAAGTAAATAAACAACCTAATGTAGATGAGATAACATCTAAGTTTGAAAATGAGTTAAAAACATATAATAAAAAATATGCCTGATAAATCTTTCGAACCTTTACCACTTCAATGTACTATAAGACCTAGTTGGATTCATGGTTTAGGTTTGTTTGCTACAAAAGAAATTAGAAAAGATACTGAATTAGGTATATCACATATAGAAGTTGAAGGTACTTTATATAGATTAGCACTTGGTAGCTTCATTAATCATTCTGAAAAATCTAATTGTGTAAGAGTATTAAAAGGAAACAAATGGTACTTACAAACCACAGAAGATATTTTTGAGAATCAAGAGTTAACACTTACTTATATGTTATATGAACCAAAATGAAATGTTTTTATTGTGAAGCAGATGTAAGATGGAATAATGATTATGATACCGAAGACACTTACCCTGAGTCAGAACATAAAATAGTTAGTATGTATCAATGTGATGGATGTAATGCTTGGTATGAAGTCTTTCATCAAAAAAAGGAAACAGAATGAACACAAAAAAAATGAGTAAGATAAGAAGGAAAGCAGAGCAGTTTCTTGTTGTATGGTTAAAAGGATTGTTAAATAAAAAAGAACAAGCTAAGGTAAATGTAAAAAATATATTTACATTGATGCCTCCTCAGACTCATTACTGGCAAGGTACTACATTAAAGTTACAACCTTGGTCTTATAAATGGATAGTACAGAAGTTAAAAAAGAATCCGTTGTTGACATATGACCAATTGAATGATACACTTCAACCAACAGAAAAAGATTTAAGAAGACATAAGATGATTGAAGAAGGACCTATCAAACATGACAAGTAAAGATTTATTTAAAGGCATGACATATGATTCACTTAATAAACAAGTGGATGGAAGTCATTATAAATCTTTTGCGATACAACCTGCAGAATTTATTAATGAAAATAATTTACAATTTGCAGAGGGTAATGCAATTAAATATATTTGTAGGCATCCTCATAAAGGTAAACGAAAAGATATTGAAAAAGCTATTCACTATCTTGAAATGATATTGGAGAGAGACTATGATAAATGAATCACAAATAACACAACTAGAAAAAAGAGCAAGAGGGTTTAGAAGAATTATATCTTCACTAAATGATTTACCTATGTATGGAATAAATCCTACAATAGATAAAATGTTATATGTAAAGATAGATGATTTGAAAGACCATTTAAAAAAGAAGATACAAAGAAACAATGAAAAATTAAATGAGATACATACTGAAAGTATTGATAGTTTAATTGATGATAGTGATGGATAATAATGGTAAATAAAATTTACGATATGGGTGGCAAACAAATTAATTCAACCCCACCCATTTACAATTTAAGAGTTTGTTTAGTCGGCTCAAATGATTTAGATATAAAAAATATAGAAACTTTTGGTGTTGCTGAAGATGGATTCTTTATGGTAAAAGTAAGAGGTAATCCTAAGTTTCCTGTATTTATGACTAATCCTACTCGTATTCAAACATTAGAAGTTTATACGAACAACGAAAAACCCATGACTAAATTACAATCTGAAAAAGGTGATGATGATTTTTTAATGGATTTATTGAGAAAGCAAAATGCAGATACCTCGAAAAATAAAAAAGACTAGCAAGAGAGTTAAAAAAAGGGAAGCAGATTTAGCTGTATTTAAATTGATTATAAATAATCAAGGACAATTTATTACAGAACATTCTTTATATCCTAAAGATAAAGTTCATTTACATTTTAAGAAACAAAACTCAGGTATAATAAGTGCTATGTTGAGAGAAGCTAAAGTTAAGTTTGAGGATTTGCATATTCTTTTAGAAAAGATTGCAAAGTATTTAGCTTAGGATTCTGTTAATTCTTTACAAGTAAACGATACAACAATCTTTAAATTATTAACATCAGTTTCCTCAAGTGTATGCAATTCTTTTAATGAACGGATATAACCTGCAGCAGCACAATCAAAATGACTTTGATATAAATGTGGTTGTGATTTAGGTTCAGCACATTCTTGTGCAACCATAGAACATATTAATAATACTAATTCAAATTTTCCCATTATTCTAAAATTAATTTTTTAATTGATTTCTCACCTACATAAATTTCTACTTCAGCTTTAGATTTAATACATCTATATTCTATATGAGGTTTACTATTTCTTGTTGCAACTCGTTTACCTTTTAAACATTCAGACATACTAGGTTGTATTCTATGTTCTTTAATCTCATGATTAATAATCATCAATAAAGCTACTACTGTTTCAATCATATTATTGTACCCTTGTTTTTACCCTTAGTAATCATATAACCTTGAGTTCCATTACGACCTATCTCAACTTCTTTTTTTAAAACCCTGTTTAAATAGATATGATTCCATCCATTCTTATAGGCTTGATTAGTAGGTCGAGACCTTCCATCATGTTTCTTACCTTTTTTAGTGTCCATTACCATTCTTTCTAACTTTGTCTTTTAATTTTTCTACATCAGCTAAAGTTTTTTCTAACTGTTGTTTTAAAAATTCTATGTTAACTTTGTTAGTCATGTTTTGTTCTTGATTTTTAATTAGTTTTTCTACATCCTCAAACAAACTTTCAATTAACATAAACTGTTCTTGGTCAACTGGTTTCTGATGACTTTTTTTAAGCAAGTCTGCTTGAAATAATTCTCTTGATGTTTCCAAAGATGTAAGTCTAGCTGTTACTTCTGTGTATGCAAACACACCCATAGCTACAGCGACAACAATACCAATCATATTTTTAACTGGCATAGCTACTTCTGTTTTATCTGATATTTTCATTTGGCATTGCCTGTTCCATTATTACAATATCAGGATTATCTTTTAAATATTGTATCTTTAAATTATCCCAATGTCTTCCATCAGGTTGTTTATTTTCTACTACTCCTACAACACCTAATTTATTACACATATTAAATAGTTCTGCAAATTCTACAGGTGGTGGACTAATTTTTGGTATTCTTTTACACTCTTTTATAAGTTCAAGTTGAGTTTTTAATTTCTGTTTCTTTTGTTGCTCTGCAATATATTCATCATCACAGGTAGCACCTAAAGGCATACGAAATCTAAAACCTACTCTTTGGTCTTGCCATTCATCACTTGTACCTGATTTGTAATCTCTTTGATTCATTTCTGCGTAAGGTTCAAATGTACCTCTTTCACAAGCATAACTACCATCATTTAAATATTCATTCTTAGCTTGTGCATATGTTACTATACATAAAAAAAATACTATCCATAATAAATTATCTCGTAAGGTCTTTAAGGTCATAGGTATGGTCTCTTACTGTATCTGCTAATTGTCTGTATAAATTTTCTGCCATTGTCCAAGTGGCTTCGGCTGCTGCAAGTCTTGTTTTAAGGTCGTAAATATCTGCCACAGCTACTTTATTTTTTTCTTCTAACTTAAGAATAGTTTCTTGATTGGCTGTAATAGTATCTGTTAAAGATAATACATATCTTACAGATGTAAATGTTCCAGCTATAATTGCTGCCACAACAGGAACAATAACTATATTCTTTTTAAACCACTCTAGTTTACTTTTTGTTTTTATTTTTTTCATTGTTTTTTTCCTCATAGAATCCATCAAATAACCATTCGATATACTTGTTCCAAAGTTTTGTTAAAAATTTGAGCATAGTCAGAGTCCATTATTATTTAAACTTCTTTCCTGTTAATAAATTAGTAACTGATATTCCATAATTACCACCAACAACTATAAAGATTAACCAAAGATAAGTCTCAGGTATATTTTTAAGTTGTTCAAAATAAAATTCTACTTTAGCTAACATTTCTTGGTCTCCCCAAAATGTAGCATATCCTAAAATTCCTAATGGTGCAAGTATAAAACTACCTAGCACTAAGTCTAAAAATAAAGAGCCATTTCTTTTTGCTCTTTCATTTCCTGTAGCCATTTCTTGTAAAGCAATATTGTGCTTTCTTTCACTTTTCTCTTTTCTTCTTTGCATAAAAGTTCCAACAGCTTTAGAACCTATATTAAATAATAATCTATAAGGTAACATATTATTCTTTCTCCTCAAATAATGAAGTCTTTAAGTTGTTTAATTCTTCTGAGTGCTTACCATTTACTCTAGCCTTTAATATTGCTTTAACATTCTTAGACCAATTAGGATTTTCTGCCCAACCTGTCTTAGCTATCTCATCAATAATATCTGACTTAGTAGCTTCCCCTGCTTTATATTTTTCTATTGTTGCTCTTACATTTTTATAGTGTGGTTTATTATCGACCCAGCTATAAAATTTATCTAAGCTTTCTGAAGGTTCTTTAAATTTTGCAACTTGTGTGTTATCACCCATTGCTTTAATTCTATCATCACCTTTTTCAGCAACCATATTAAAATAATTATTACCTTCTCTATAGAATCTACTTGTACCATAACCAGTTTCTTCTAAAGTTATTGCTAATAATATATCATCAGGTACATCTCTACCTTTATTGTTCTGATAAATTACTGATGCACTATCTATTAAGAATTTCTTTTTATCTTCTGCTAGTGCTGGTAACTTACTATAATCTTTAGTCTTTTCTTTTTGTACTACTTCTACTTTAGGTTTCTCTTTAGGTAAGATAAAGTTATCTTGTGCTTTTAACATATCAGCATTTACTCCTGATGTACTTATTGTTGCAGCGATAACTCCTGCTTTTGCAACATCTTTTATATTCATTTCCTTATTCTCCTTAATTGTTTTATTA